ATGGTCCGCTATAGCTCCGATGCTGTGGATGGCACCTATACGGAAGGCCTTCACGGTTCAACCATTATTCCTAGTGGCTCTGCTGTGCCAGCCGGTGTTACGGTGTGCTCAGCCCCAGAGCAAGGCGGTAAGTGCTTAGACTGCCGTGCATGCTATAACAAGGATGTGCCGGTAATCGGTTATGTGGCTCACGGAAAGAAAATGGCCAAGGTTATTCGCTTGGCTGTGGCAGCATAGTATAGGTACTGGTAGCTGAACACCGCTACTGCTTTGGGGGCTGGCACTGGTTGCCAGCCTTTTTTTTGCGTAGCGGCCAAGCGAGCGGTTGACTATAGGATGGGGAGAGGGTGAGCCGGTGGAGAGGCGCATAGCTAAAAAAAAGCCATCCAGGTCAAACTCTTTTTTCCAATTTTTTATTTTCTGGGGCCGGTTTCAAGGATTTCAAAATTTTTTTCGGGTGGTCCTTCTTCATTCCAACCTTTATAGAAAAGCATCTAAGTTTGATTTTTCTTCTATGATCGAAATCAATGACACTTCAACCACATCTTTCTTTTTACCATGATTCTTTTGCATTATATTTTCTTTATGTTTTCTATCTGAAATAAAGACTTCATCAAATCCGTGTGAATACGGTAAAAGCATTTGTTTACCTTTTGTTGGCCATTTCATTGTACGGTATCTTTTTTTACGATTTGCTAAGTTTTCAAATTTATCCAGTACCTGTGCTTTTAACCATGGATAGAAAAAGCAGTTAGGTGCATCATTAGAATCAAAAATTACTTCTTCACCATATAAAGTGTTTCTTGTCAATATGAGTGATTCTCTCCTTTTCTTATGAGTAAAATCAATACCTTTTTCAATAATTTCACTGAACACTTCTTCATCATAACGAAACCATTCACCACGCATATGATATTCTTTGAAATCATTATGGAGTTGTCTTTCAACATCTATACTGTGTTTTTCAGAGTTACATGGAATAACAGTAAGAACTTCCAACTCATTTGGATTACCAACTTGTAGGTCTGATAATCTTTGTTCAACATCATTGGCTTTACCAATTTTGATGCTATTAGATTTTCTATCGAGTAACAGATAAACTTTCATAATTTTACCATTTCATTGAGTTTTTAATTCATCGTATATTTTCGGTATAATTTGTGGTATAGGTTCATTCTCATAGCACATGGATAACTTTATCAGAATATCATTAATACCAGTATTTTCTTTCCACTTACCATAGAAGCATCCGTGTGGATTCATAGCACTAGCTAGCTGGGAATGGTGTGATACGGAAAGGTATTCATATTTTCTTTTATCCTCATCGGATGTTTTGGTGTAATAATCCAGAAATTCTGAATGATTTTTACAGATTACATAGAAAGGTTTTTTATACATGTTGTTGTCCATACTCGGATTTAAGGTAATAATATAATGCCACTCCACTCATATACAGTAGGAGTTGGAACCACAACACTCTCTGTGTGTATAGTGTAATATTCATCAGCGTATACAGCATTCCGAGCATGAACGAGAATAGGTTCAGGTTATACAGAGAAATGGCAAAAAAGTTGTGTAATAGGTCCATATCACATATTGGTTGGAATACCACATTTTTCGGCTAGCAACCTGTGTGCTTCAATGGCATCAGGAAGATTGGTTGCCGTATTATGAAGTTCATCGTAACCTGTTCTGGTAATGTATAGATGAACCTCGTATATCTCTTGGTCTGGATTGTAAGCCGTGATGATGACCTGAGAATTTGAGGAGGTGTGAAAGAGTATTTTCATGGAAAATCCGGAATGCGCTTAGGGTTGGGAATGATAGAATTTGTAGAGTTTAACGAAATAGGCAAACTGGTTGGGCTGATGTTCTGGATCCGGAAGCGTCCCATAGATTTCTACCATTCTGTTGTAGTGGTGTAATATTTCTTCGTTGGTCATAGGTTTTGTATTCTGGACCAGGTTCTAAGTTTATCTCTTTTGGACTGTCTGGCTGCGTTGAGAGAGGAATCTGATATTATACACTTTTCCACAAGGATGTCAATCATACAAAGGAGGTCACCTAATTCTTCCTCTAGGTGTTCCTTGTTTGAAATTTGTGTCTTTGGATGTTTTGCATCAATACCGAAACGGAAGATTTTGGAAATACATTGTGAAACCTCGGCACATTCTTCCTGAGCAATACAGAGAATCTCTTTAGTCTGATTATCCACGTTTGTCCTCATTCAGTAAAGTGGGTCCTGTAGGTCCTGATGTACATACACAAAAGTCTTCGGCCAATGTTTCAGCATCATGTTGTGAAAAGCATCGTTGACGTTGGATCGGTTTACCTTGTACATACATGGCAACTTCCCAATAATCCATTTCTCTGACCCATTCACTTTGGCGAACCAGTGTAACCGTGGCTCTACGGTCACCTGTTCCATGTTCAGAATAGATATCCATATTTTCTCCTTTTAACTAATCAATCCAATAAAACGGTTCAAAACTACACGGGAGGTAATTTTGTTACCAGCAAATTTACTAAAGGCAGTTGCCATACCACGTGTGGTGGCATTAGCATTAAATTCCAATTCATCTTCATCATCTGTATTTAATCCAGCGGATCGTAGAACATAATAATCATCATAACCAGTAGAAGTCACAACAACACAGGATGTTTTGCGGAATTCTTCTTTGATCTTTTCCAATTGTCTAGTTCTATCAGATATGCGTTTACTCATATCCGAATAGTCATCATCCTGTGGCCAAAAATAATCAAATTTATGTTTGATATCACTTAGATTACACACATAGAAACCAATCACACGGGAATTGGTACGTGCTTTCAATAGATTAATGAAGCAGTCTGTTTGAGTAACAGACCAACGATTGCGTGCATCGTACATCACTTCATGTCTGGTCACAGGATCACGAATCACCAAATTTGTATAACCCATATATTGCCTTAGGCCATCTTTTGTATAATTGTTTATATTTTGGCCTTCACCATCGGTGAGAAATACTGTGTTTACAATTTGTAGACGGTTTTGTTTTTGAAACTGTGGAACAATTTCCATGGCAGCAATTACAGCCTCATTCAAAGGAGTGCCTGACATGTGTAAGAATGATGGTGTATGAATTCTACCGGTTCTACTGCACATACCCATGAGAGCAGAAGCAACATAAGTGAAATCGTTGGAATTCATACGACTGGACAAAAGATTAATCAATCCAAAATTGTCAATACAAAGTTCATCCTCTTTATAAGAACCACGGTACATATATTCATGTGAAGTTTCATCAATGAAGCAATACACTTCATAAGGAATGTTTACTTTTTTACAGAATAACACCAAATTCATCAATTGTTTGATAGTATTACGTAAGTGTGAGTTCATAGAAGCAGACCAATCCACAAACATAACAAGTCCGTGTGATTTGCCTTCAGGCATTACAGTCACTTTCTTGAAAATATCTTCGGTCAGTTGATAGGAATACAAACGGGACATGTTCAACTCACCGGTTTTGGCAGTTTGAGCACGTTTTAGTTGTTGAGCATTCTTACGGAGTTCAAATTCTTTGACCAAATATGAAACAACCTTAGTGGATTCTTTCTTGTATTCATTAAAATTGTCACGATTGACATAATATTCTTCGGCTTTCATCTTTTCAATCACAACTTTGTAGTCCATGATTTTTTTTGAGTCAAATTTTGGCACATCAGCATACAAATATTGCTTTTTTTCTGTGGAAAATAGTTTATGTTCATTTTCCCGATACGCTTTATCTGTCAAAGATTCAATTTTATTTTTGTTATGACGACCTGCATCTTGTCCGGATGAGCCGGATCTAGAACTTGAAGGTGAATCATCGTCATTGCTATCTTTAGGTTCTTCGGATGCAGAAGATTCCTCTGTTTTTTCTTCCATTTCATATGGAATTGTTTCATTTGAATTAGGTTGGCCATTATCACCACCTGAATTTGCTTTAATTTCAACCTCTTGTTCTTCTTCATCCATTTGTTTATCCATGAATTCACAAATTATCTTGGTGAGTTCAACGGCATCCTCAAATGTTTCTGTGGATTCTACTGCTTTTAACAGGACTTTTTCTTCTTCGGTGAATGGCAAAGCAAGGACTGCGCCAACTTTGCAGTGTAGATTTACTCGGTCAATGAAATTATAACTATCAAGGCTTTTTCCTTCTGTTTCAAAGAAATTTCTCTGAAGCAATTCATCATAGGCCTTGATAAATGATGATTTAATACCTGGATATTTGTTTTTAATCTTGCGTTCAATGCGTGAATCTTCAACCACATTGAGAACCGACATGTTAACCTTGTCTTCTTTGGCTTTTTTCATGCCGTCCATGATTGTCCATAGAGCATGGCCACACTCGTGACCCATAAACAGATCATAAAGCTCTTTGGAAATATTTTTATCTAATACAGGAACAGTTAAAACACGATTTGCTACATCAAATGATGCTGTTTGCACATTGGCTTGACGGACAATCATATTTTCTGTTGCCATCAACTTAGCCAAAAGTGATTTTTGCTCAAATAAACTCATGTTTTTTCTCCGTATTGAATAATTTGTTGACGTATTTTGCTTTACGGCTGTATTTTACATCACTTTTGTGCTTTTGTACAGGCTTAATTGGTGTCCTGCACACAGGTCGTTGTAATTTTACAACAAATGACAATTTCTTTTTCATTTTATCGCCTCATTTTTGAAATATCAACGGCTTCCTCGCTATTAAAAACAGGAACCGCATTGGATTTGTGGAGAGTTGCAATTCCGAGCATCTTGTCACCTGTATAAACCTTGGCTGGTGCTTTTGTAGCAGTGCCACCAGTACTATTTAATGACGGATAGTACTTGGTTTCACGTACATAAGGTTTAGGTGCTTGATACGCAACGGTTTTTACTTTGATTGGTGCTTTAGGTTCGTATTTTTTGACAATTTGGTCCCACTCGGCCGCAAGCTGCCGTTGAGCCGCATTAGGTTTTCGCTTTTTTGACTTAGGAATACGAACATGAAACATCATACAAATATCTCCAAATGAATATGTATATTATACTCGTTCCAAAGATATTGTCAACAGATGTGTTGTATATTTACAACTTAATAGGACTTATATTTTTGTGGTTTTGAACTTTTGTATGAATTATAAGTTGATTCATACTCATCGTAATACTTTAGTTTACGGTGTTCTTTTTTATGTGACTTTTTTTTGTTTTTATATTCCTCATCGGAATAATAATCATCGTTATAGTTCTTAGGGAACTTTTTCACGAGCTTACTCATTTTTCTCCTTATGGCAACATATCCGGAAATGCTTGTTTTACAAATTTATAATCAAGGCCACTAACACCTTGATCTTTTCTAAAAATACCCATGATAATTTCCGCTTCACGGGGTTCTAGTGAATTTAACATTTGAAATAATAATTCTGTTTGCTTTTTAGGAGTTAATTTTTCAGCAGTTGCATCACCAACTCTGAATAAGTATAATTTTTTTAATTGATGATGTAATGTATCAAAGGTAATTCCTGGTAAAACATCCGTAGGTACCCTATAATCATCCGGTAACTCTTTTATTTTCCATTCATAATCAGGATGAAAGGTTAATTTTAAAACATCAACTAAAGTTTGATTCAGATTAGAACCAATCACATTCATTCTATCTTTTTTATTGTCTGCTCTTTCAAACTCATCAAAAATTTCATATAAAGGCTTGGCCATTAAAATTCCTCAATTACATCCATTAAATTTTTAAGTTTGTTAACAATAAAATAATCCAAAATTTTACCTTTAGGTGCAGGTTTTGTTTCCTCATAGGTATTTAGAATTTTGTTCTTTATATCACCAGGAATAAGCCTTAGGTCAATCAAGACTTGATTACGGCAAAAACCTGTATTGGCATATGAATCATATTCAGCATAATCCTCATTCATATACTTTTCCAGTTTTTGTTCCGTCATTCGTTTCTGTCTTTGACCTGTAACAAAGGTATCATTAGATGAAATGATGTTAGGAATGCCATCACCTTTATCGCCATTGATAATTTTCATCTTCAATTCTTTGATTGGATCTTCCGACACAATAAATTTCTTTTGTGCAGGATTATATTGCTTGATTTTGTATTGACTACGGCCATTATACATTTGAAGTTGCAAGAAATCACCGTCACTGGAAATAATCAGTACATCTTCATGCATAACTGCTCGTGGAGCTAATGTGCCAATGATATCATCAGCTTCAGCACCTTCTACATCAATTACTTTGTAAGGAAAATTATCCTTTAGTTCTTGTCTGAACTTGGCCAACATATCAAAGATGAGGTGCCAATCCAAATCAGACTTTTCTCTTGCTTTCTTACGGTGTGCCTTGTAGAAAGGAAAGAATTCTTTGCGCCAGTATTTGCGGTTATCTGAACACAACACAACCTCACCATATTCCTTACGGAAGTTTTTTAGGTGGGTCCTGATGATGTTCAACACCATGTGGCGAATCAAATCTTCTTCTAACTTGACCTTGGGTTTTGCATTGGCTATTTGTGCCATGAGGCCTGCCAATAGTACTTGATTCAAATCAACTAAAATCATAATCTATCTTAAAAGTGTGTTTAATCGTTATTATAACTCATATCCAACCATTTGTCAAATACTTTATCGGTAATAATGTGTGAGGTTGTTGTTTTTTTGGCAACCATACCATACCAGTTTTCTTTTATCATATGGAAAATATATGTTTTGGGTTCAGACAAAATGGCTTCAAACCGATCCAAATCTATTACTTCAATATCCTCACTTAATCTGAATAAAACGATATCATACAAATCACCCATAGCAGATCCGCCAATTTTTTCACCTTTGTTTTTATAATCGGTAAATTCCAATTTCACATTATTTTGATTTTCATGTGGTGTGAAAAAAGCAGTATCAAAACTATCAATCTGTTTTAATAAATCTAACATTAAATTCCTTTGAGGTGTGACTTTCTTACTCTTACCATAATCCAGGTGTTGTAGTATTCATCACTCTCTAATACACCATTGACAAACTGTTCTTTAGCTTCAAGATATCCAGCTGAGCCTTTAGAAAGGCACAAATGTAATATTTCTCGTTTAAAGGACTCCTTGCCATGTATTATAACATCTTTTTTTAATTCCTCGTTACTTCCATAGTAAGTTTGCCAATCTGAAAAAACCTTAAATCTTTTCTTCTTGCCTTTTACTTGTTTTGTCCTAGAACTATAAAAGAATTTTTTGCCTATGTATTTTTTGCCAGTAATAATATTGGTGATACGATAGACGAATCCATAATTATCACCAATATCATTTTCTGTAAAATCTAAGTTATTGTATTGCCAGTTTATTCCCATTTCAAATCATCATCCGTGAGGTCTTGTTCATCCTCATCTATATATTCTTCGGTGATTTCATCAATCTGTTCCCCGCAGAATGGACAATGTTCTGGTAATTCCTGTGACACTAGTTGTTCGACATATGTTACTTCATAACTTGATTCACAATTCAGGCATTCGCCTGTTACTATTTTGGTCATGTTGACTCCTTATTGAGCCCATACATCACCCCAGTTTCCTTGTTGAGCGCCTTTAGCATAGTCTGTTGCACGATTCTCAAAGAAATTGGTATGAGTAGGAGCATTAATCATTTCTTCCACCCAAGGAAGATTATTACGCTTAACTTTAAAAATACCCTTCATACCAAGTCCAATCAATCTGCGGTCAGCAATGTAACGAATATACTTCTTTACATCTTCTTTCTTTAGATTTTCCATTTCAGTAACACCAAAAGACAAATCAATAAACTTATCTTCTAGTTCAACCATTCTTTCAGCAATGCTGTAGATGCTTGATTTCAATTCATCGTTCCAGATTTCTGGGTTTTCATGTATATATGTTTTGAATAATTTCATCATATTCTCGGCGTGCATTGTTTCATCAACAATAGACCAAGTAACAATCTGACCCATACCTTTCATTTTACCATGTCTTGGAAAATTAAGCAGCATAATAAAAGAGGAGAATAACTGCATACCTTCAGTAAATGCACTGAACACGGCGATGTGGCGTGCAGTATTCTCTTTAGAACCATTTTTTGATGCAATGTCTAAAACATAATCATGTTTATCTTTCATTTCTTGGTATTCCAAGAATTGTGTATATGTGGTTTCTGGCAAACCCAATGTTTCAATCAAGTGTGAATAAGCAGCAATGTGTAAAGCTTCACGAGCAGCAAAACCCATCAACATCATACGAACTTCAGGTTGTGGAAAATATGGAAGATAGTTTTTAACATAACCACCGGCCACATCAACATCGCCTTGTGTAAAGAAACGAAAAATATGTGTTAAGAATTTCTTCTCATCATCCGATAACTTTCTTTTCCAATCTTTTTCATCTTCTAACATTGGAACTTCTGTATGGAGCCAATGTGACTGTTCATGTTTCAACCAAGCATCATATGCCCATGGATAAACAAAAGGTTTGAAATTGCTTCTTTCATCTGTTAATTTGTAATCTGTCTTTTTAATCATTAAACCAGTCCTCTAGTGTTTTCAATGATTGCATACCAACCAATCTTTTAACTTCTATGTTTTCATCCAACATAACAAGTGTTGGAACACCACGAACACCAAATTCCATTGCAGCTTCAGTATTTGCATCAATATCAATCACTTCAATAGGAACATTTGTTTTTATTTCTTCTAAATTTTTGGCCAACATTTTACACGGCCCACACCACGATGCGGTAAATCTAATCACTTTTTTCATTATATGCCTTATCTACAAGTTCTTGTTGTTACTATTGAACCATCTGGTTGTTGTGTTTGTGTCCATGGACTACAAACTTGGCCTTGTGTGATTACAGGTTGTTGAACGATGACTGGTTGTTCAACTATAACGGGTGCAGTAGCAGGAACAGGTGGACGAGCAATTTCATAACCAATTACTCCACCTACTAAAGCTGGTGCAACCCAATTGAATCCACCATGTCCATCATGTCTCCAATAACCATGTGCCATGGCTGCTGTTGATGATACTAAGGCTAACACTAATAGAATTTTTTTCATTTTTTTTATCCTTCGCAAGCTATACAATCGTTACCTTGAGCAATTTGTGTCATATCAAGTTCTTTAATAACTTCACGCTCAAGCTTCTTTGATACTTTATCTGCCTTAGCAAGTTTTTCACTACGGCAATAATAAAGTGTTTTTAATCCTTTTTTCCATGCCATGAAATGCACAGCATGAATATATTTAATATGACTATCTGGCCTAAAGAATACATTAAGTGACTGTGCTTGGTCTATGTATAATTGTCTGTCAGCAGCCAAGTCAATAACCCATCTCTGGTCGATTTCCATAGAAGTCTTGTATATATCCTTTTCCAAATCAGATAACATATCCAAGTGTTGAACAGAACCATCGTTAGCAATAATACTAGACCAGGTATCAGCATAAGTGCCAGAATCCATTCCATCTTTTAGTCCTAACTTTTCTCTAATTAATTTATCAAGATACTTGTTCTTGTTTAAATAGCTGCCAGAAAGCGTATCCTGACGATAAGCGTTAGCACGATAAGGTTCAATACTAGGGCTAGTATTTCCCATAATGATAGACGAAGAAGCATTTGGAGCAATAGCCATAAGATGACTAAAACGTTTACCAGTGCCACTAGCATCTGGAGCCTCACCACGTTCTTTTCCCAATTCCAAGTTAGCTTCATCTAAACCACCTCTTATATGTTTAAAGATTTTATTGTTAAGTGACTTTGCGAT